ATCAATATCTTGATTCACTCCTGAGTGAAAGCGATAGATCTGATCTACGCCAATACTGCTGGCTGTGCCGTCAAGCTCAAACAGCTCAATCACAGCGCTAGGCGCCAGCTTATTTAGCTCCTCGCCAACAGCACTTACGGCTTCCCATGTAACACTGCCGTCTTCAACGGTGATGCCACGAACAATAGGCCAAGGGCTTGGTTCCGTCGCCGCACTCGTACCAGCGACCGTGCAGCGGAACACGAGTCCGCTACTTTGGACCGTCGTGGCACGGCGTACAGCACCAACAGAAAATGAGGTGTCAGCAGTCCAAGCAGCAAAAGCCATTTAAGGTTCAAATACCTCTTCAAAGGTGGCTGTAATCGTGCTGATGTCGGCATACTGATGCTCCCGCTGCCAGCTGCGACACACCCACTTGTAGGTGTCGCTGTCTTCTATAGGACTCCAGTCAAACGATTCAACCCCATTACGGGCTTCAAAGAAAGTCTCAATTGCATCGGCATTGCTGTTGCTTAGTGCAGACCAGCGAAGATCCCAAGTTTTAGGGTCTTGATTAATGCCAAATGCGATGCGCTGCTCATAGCCGTCTCCAAACTTGGCAGTACGAACTCTGGGTTCGCTTTTCCTTCGTGCGCCGAAATCAGGCGTTGTTGCGCCCGTAGAAGTACCAACAGTGGCGTCGTCAAATGTGGCCATTATGCAAGCAAGCCTCCAGGACGTTTCTGTTTCAGCAGCTCTTGACGGACGGCAGTACCGATAGCTTCACCAAGACGATTGGCGTTTGCCGTGTCGCCCTGAACTGCTGTGCCTTGTGCATCAACATTCACGACGACTTTTGTGCCTTCTCCCTGCATTCTAACTGGGATGGTGCGACCGTCAGGCAGGGGCACAACTGCTTCAGGGCCTGCTTCACCAGCAATGCTCACGCCGCGTGTGATGCCACCTTTGGCAAATTTTGGGATTGGGAAGTCGCCAGGTTGCGAAGTGAAAAACTTCGTGTAATCAGTCTTTTCAACAGTATTAGTGCCAAACCCAATTGCCTGCATCAACGACTTCATCACAACCTGCTGCATGATGATGCGTGCCATGTCGCGCAACAGGCTGGCTGCAAACTCACGGAAGTTCAGCGTGCCATTGACAACAAGGTTTGTGATGCCGTCGCTGATTCCCTGCAGGCCAACTGTGGCCAACTCTTGAGCTGCACCTAGAGCCCCCTTCAGGCTGTCAGTGAACTCATCAGCGCCTACACGCAAAGCTTCAAACGGCGTTTTAGGGCCTTCTCCTTGATCAATGCCTGAGAAATCAAACCCACCGCCTTTTACTTTGAATGAGTTGAGCAGTGCCTTAAGATCTCTAACGCGCCTTTTTTCTATTTCTTCTAACTGCTGTTTTGCGCGGACACTTGCTTCATTGATCCTCAGTATTTTTTCATTTTTCTGAAGCTTACTTTCTTCAATTTGTATGAGCTTTGCCTCTAGCTCCAAAGCGACCTTGCGTTTTTCGTTTGTCTCACGCAGTGCAGCCAGTTGTGCAGCAAGCAACCGATCAGAAATGTCCGCTCTGCCTTGGGTTGTGGTGCCGCCGTCAGTTACATCAGTTTCTGGCTCAATAATGTTTGTTTTACCCCCAAAAACAATTGGAGGCGTTTCACCGAATAACTCTTCAAAACGCTGCTTTTGCCTTTCTGCGTAATCAAGACCATATTGATTTTGCGCCTCTGGGCCAGCAGCACCGCCGCCAGGCATAATTTGCGCAATAATTTCTGCTACCTTCATGCCATTTTCTATGGTCCACAAGATAAACGGCCCTAAAATTTGATATGCCTCTTTGACAAAAATTCGTAAAGCATCTTTAAAGTCTTCCAGCCCCAAAACAATGTTGACAAGAACCATTTTGACTTGCTTTTCGTTTTGATTAGCGGCCTCAATAATATCAGAAAGAAATTCTTGAAATGAAGAGCCAATTTTTGTAAAGAAATTGCCGTAAGAGAGTTGCATGTCAACAAGCGCTACCTGCAGCCTTCTTCCAGCGCTTTCAGGGGCTTCAGCAATCGCCTCAGAATTTTTCGCATAAAGTTTTAGCAGATCCTCAGTAAATACAACAAAGCTATCAAGCCTTACTTCGCCGTTTTCTAGAGCCTTATCAAGCTCTTGAGACGATATGCCCATGCTTGCAGCAAACTGCGTAAATGCGCCTGGCAAACGCTCGCCAATTTGTTGCCGCAATTCTTCTGCGCTCACCTTGCCTTTACTAAAGACTTGAGCAGCGGCACGCAAGGCGGCACTTGTATCCTCAATGCTTCCACCCGTTGAAAGCACAGCTGCAGCCAAACCCTTAAATACCTTGCTAGTCGTTTCAGTGTCAAAACCAGCGCCCCGAACAGAAGCTTTTAACTGAACAAATTTGCCGATTACCTCAGTTTGCGGGATTAAAAATTGCTGTGAAATTTCTCTCACGGCAGTCATGCCAGCTTGATAATCTTCCAAATCATCACTAACGCCAGCCAGTGCAACTTGCAGCAAATTAAATTGCGCACGCATTTTGCCAACTTCTGCCAATGCTTTATTGACTTGGCCAACTTGCGCACCTATAGCGCCGCCAGCAATGGCGCCAGGAAGCCCGCCAACTCCCAAGCCAATAAGAGCGCCAGCTGCGCCCTCAAAGCCCCCAAACACTCCAGCGCCCGCGACAGCCCCGACGCCCTTAGCAATGCCACCTAGTCTTTGCTTAGCGCTAGGACCGCGCCGTTCCATCTTTGCAAGCTGCTTGTCAAGCCTTTCAGCTTCGCGGGTAGCAATGCGGAATTTCTTGCTGCCGAACTCAACGCTATTGGCTAACTCGCGAAAACTATCACGCAATGCGCGAGTGCTGTTGACAGATGATTTAGTTGTTTGCTCTACCCTTTTTAACTCAATACGAGCTTTCGCAAAGTTATTACCAAGGCCCTTTGCGGCCACATCAACTTGCGTAAGACTGCCACGAAGCTTTGAAAGCTGGCCAATACCAGGCGTTTCAATTAGGACTCTAAGCTTCGTTTGTTCAGCCATCAGCTTGCCCTCTTGCTGTTCATCTTAACGAGCGCTGCACGCTCAATCACCTGCACTTTCTCAAATAGCTCTACAGGTTCTTTAACGTGATAAAGCCGAATTAAAGTCTCAAGCGCTTGATAGTTCAAGCCAATAAGACCATTCATGCTCACGTTCCATTGTGTCTGCATTCTGAGAAACATCATCACTGCCTCCCAGTTCTCTTCCCAGACCTCAAAGTCGTGCTTGACAGCCTCTAGCTGTGCTGCTGCGATCTGCTCCTCAGACGCCCCCAACGCCTTTAGATCAGATATGCGCTCATCAACTACGCCGCCTGTCGCCCAATACTGAGCTGCGGCTTCTAGTTTTTTTCAGCTGCCCCAGTGATGCTGTTGGTGTAAGACTCAATCAGGGCACGCAGCACATAAGGGTCGTCAAACAACTCCTTCTTAGTGCCTGCACAGAATGGCACTTCTTCGCCATCCTCATCCTTAATGCCTTCCCAGCCTTCAATGATTTGATCAACAAGAGCATCATCGCCCTCATCAATCAGCTCATTAAAGGCTGAGCGTGACATCTTCTTAAAGATCGCCGTGAAGGTCTCTTTCTTAAACTTGCCGCCGTCAACAGGAACGCTGACTTCAACAGGCCATTTGTAAGTAGAGACCTTCTTAAGGACGAATGCCATTGTGTTTAGGTGAAGGCGAGGCTCATCTCATTGTTGCCAGCCGTCGTAGGCAGAGCCAGATACGGCATGCTCAGAGAAATAACGCCATTGGTGTCACCATAGGATATACCCGTGACATCAGTTTGCGCCATCGTCAAAGTGCAGATATTGCCTGCAGTAGCACCCAGCACAAGGCTGCTGCTAGCGGTAGCGACACCGCGAACATCCTCAAAATAATCAGTAGTTCCAACTGCAGGGGCCTCAATAACGGCAGTGCCGCCAGGTGCGCGATTGACAATCAACACCTCCTTGCTGCTGGCCGTTTCTTTGTAGATCACCTCGTTGTTCAGAGCCAAATCAAGGGACTCAATACGCTGAGATGTTTCACCAAAGAAGGTGGCAGTAGTCAGGTTGGTGTCATTGACTTCCAACGCAGCAGCTTGGTTGGCAACAGTGAAGGTGCCGCTCAAGGCAGTGTCGTCAGGGTCGTTGTAGATGCCGATGAAGGTGAAGCTCGCAACAGCAAACTGACCAGCGACAAAGTTGAAAGAAACGCTGCCCCGAGCACCAGTAATCTTGTGGCGAGTGCCGTCGTAGAAGCAATAGATAGTGACTGAATCAAAGCTGGCGCTAACAGGCGCGTAGGTGGCGCTCGTATCAGCAACAAGGGTCTCCGACAGGCCAGCTGCTTTCAGGAGAGGGCCAAAGGCAGGAGCAGTGCCTGCGGTGCCGCTAC